CGCAGCCAGAAGTAAAAGTAACAAAATTCTGACTCGACCAAGACTTCTTCACACAACCTTGTAAAGCTGCTATCCAGGGGCCCACCAAGCAAATAAATTCGGGTGTGCCTCCTTGAATAATACGCGGAGCTTTCTCTTTCGTACCAAGAGGTGAACAATAAAGATTGTTCTCAACTTTTACAAAGGAAGAACGTCTTGTAAATTTATAACGCTGTACTCGCGTTAATCGACTAAATTCACTAATGCCATCTTCGCACAACTTGTCGTGGGTTGCTTGAAGGACTTTCTTAACGGCTGGACTAGCATTACTGCCTGCCAAATACACATCGAAAGCCAACGACTTAACATTATGAATATGAGGAAACAAAACTCGGTGGTTAGACTTCAACCAGTTTATACATTTCCTCAAATAGGGCAATTGGGGCTCAAACTTCGGTTTTTTCAACACACGTGCATTCAGCGCCTGAAGCTCGTTGTGTCTACTACTCGCATAGCAATTAGGAGCGTATGGACCAGTGTCAAATCCATACACGCTCTGCGAACCTACTTTATCCTCCTTTCCGAGTAAGAAATCAGGAACACCCACACTCTTGACCTTTGCTCCAGCTCTTACCTCGAAAGAGCCGGGTACCGTAACATTTACCAATGGGATTTGCTTCACCATTTACGGCACAACCACCGAACAGTTAGAAAAGCGCTAATATTGAAACACAAAATTGTTGTCGAGACACCAACACCCGTAACAGCCAACGCTGTCTTGTGTTTCTTCGACCAACCAAACAAATTTGCGAGGTACTCCTTCGTCAACAACCACCAACGGGGCTCATCGACAAAGTTCCAAAAATTGCGCCAGGCCACAACAGTGACCTCGGTATCTCGTCGCTCATATTGGAGCATGGCGACTACTGGTGCATATTGCTTGATCTCACACGACTCCTTCGCGGTCAAGGCAATCAATTTGCACAATTCAGTACATCTTCGCACACAAACCGCAAACTCAGCGGGTGTCCTTTGTCTGTGAGCCCAAAACTCACAAAGCGCATCAACAATAGCGGGCGGTAACCAAACCCTACTCTTGTCGAAGTGTGCATGGCTCACCAGCCAACCCACACCAATGGTGTTAATGTTAGGAAACTCATATTCCTCAAACAAAACATCTAACATCCTATTTTCATAGTTGTCAATGATGTCACCACCAGGCTTTTCCAATAGCGCGACGTACTTTACCGGTAAACGATGGACCTCAGCAATAACAACGGCTTGCTGCGCTGGCTGACTGATCGGGACAGCTGGCACAACTTGCACGTGGGATTGAGGTTCGGGTGATCTTTCGGGGTGTTCTCTAGCACGCCGTTCTGCGGTCTCCACGACTTTCGCAAAATTTTGGGAACCGTGTTTCTCTGCCTTCGCACGGTGGAATTCCCGATCACGCTCACGTTTCTTCTCGTCCGACAAACGATCGCGAGGGCGCTCCTCACGGGGTTGTAGGACCGAGGTAGCAGGCGGAATTGAGCCACTGAGAGCTTTCGCCAACTCTTGAGCTATTGACTCATCCTCCTGGGGGTCCACAACCAGACTACTGAACGTTGTCTCATGAACAATCACTTCAGCTTTACTGGTTGGACTCGCGGCACGTCTCTGCTTCCAAGCCGCAATCCACTGACGACGCTGAGCGTCGTAAAGTGGATCATCTGTTGGTCGCAAAAAATTAGCATACTGTCGTTCCAACGAACTACCCAGATGCACCTTCCATGCAGCTTCACATTCCTCAGCCAACATTGGCTTCACTATTGGGGGCCTACGAACTCCCAACGCAGTGTCGTGAACATCACTGCTTTGCTTCTCTTCGACATGACCAGCATTAACACGACAACTTCGCGAATGATGGTTAGGCATGTCTCCTTCATTATCCGACTTGTCAAACCTGCCGCAAATACAATTGGCGGTTGTGATTGGTACAAAGTGGAAATGTGCTGAACGCTGAACAGTTGCACCCTGTTCCTCTCTACCATTAGGGGTAGAATCCATAGCCAGATTTTGCGCGCTGGCTTCGTGCTGTGGGCCCGATTCACGATGAGACATGGGCGCCTGCTGGTTCATTACTCCAGCAGAGGGGTGGTCAGCCCCGGGTTGACCTGGGATGTTAGACATCCCGACACCGCTGCCTTAACAGCGGCGCTTCGCCTGATTTCAATGCCCAAGCATAGGCTTTAAGTTGTTGTATCTACCACAGCTAAGTTTGGTCCTAAGACTCATCCAATGCCATCTCATTGTCGTTACGCATGATTAGCGCACACGCGACACTGAGGTTAATAAAATTCTACAACACCTGCGCCAACTCCTCCACAACCGCGTCATGATAACGACTCGACAAGCGTTAAGGCATATTTAGTGCCAAAAGCGGTCCTTAACCGTTTAACGTCGTGCCTGCAGCAAGGGGTTTCACCATCCAACCTGGCAACAGCCAAGCTGACCTCCTGTTAATTCAGGGGACTTGAACTCATAATGTACAACTGCGTCATGACATAGTCATACGCACCAGCTCCGGTTGATCAAACCATCAATGCTAGGACTACAGCCGACCCCTAAGGTCCAGGCGTTTGTACATCGGTGTGAA